ACGGCCAGATTTATCGGCCATGCCGCCTTTTTTCATTCCTGCAGGTTTAGCTGCCATCGCTGCTGCCGCTGCTTGTTTAATGTTTCTAAAACCACGTCTGGGCTTATTCATAGTTTTAAGAGGGCCCTTTTTTTCAGCCACCATTTCTGCAGCTTTCATGTCACCAGCAGAAGGTCCAGTTCCTTTAGCAGCGCCTGATTGACCCATCGCCCTCTTAAACTCAGGGGACTCCATCATTCTCTTCATCATCTTTCCAAAAGCCATTTTACTTTCCTTTCTTCGCTGTCTTTGCAGACTGAATAAACGCCTTAGCGGTAGGCGCACCCTTAGATCCAACCTTACGCATCTTCTCGCCAGAGCCAGCGGCTATGCGCTTACGCTTGGCGTGGATGTTGGCATACAACCCAGGAGGTTTCTTGTTCATGCTTTCCTCTGCGCCATGGCATCAAGTTTGGCTTCTAACCGGCGGAAGCCATCGTCAAAATGTTCACGGATCTTGTCCAGATCCTGCCGCACTTCTGCACGAGTAATGTGTTCACGGGCTACTTCTTCCCGAGTCCTATTAAGCAGGATGCTCAAGCGGTTCATCTCATCAAACTTGCTCTTAAGCATGAACACCATGACCCCCACTATCGCCGACAAGACGACGTTCCAAAGCATCATCTCCATTTAGCACTTCCACCTTTTTCTTGCCTGACGAATACGGCTGTTGGGATCCGCCGCTGCCTTAGGAAATTTCTTCATCTGGCCTTCAGAACGAGCACAGAAAGACTTCCTGCGCGCAGCGCGCGCGGGAGAAGGCTTGTCTTCTGTCACAGCCGTTTGAAGTTTGGAACCAGGATTGGCACGACGATAAGCGGCAACGCCCTTTTTCGTCATGCCTGCACCCTGCTTAGTCGGGCGAAAGTTGCCCGACTTCACAGAAGTTTTGATTCCCATGCCTTTGGAAGCCATAGCTGTCCTTAAACGGCAGCGCCACCGTAAAATATCAGCGTAACGCTTTCGACGTTATTGTCCGCTAGGTCAATAAAGACGCCGTCCTCGAACAGAATACCCATGTCCGGAATGATCAGATCATTAGCCCCGGCTGCAGCAGGAGTGTTAATGGTCACAAGAACGGGATCAGTGTCGGCATCTCCATTCCTTAATTCAAAGGAAGAAGCCGTATCCGTGCAGGTGAAGTAAATACCAATAACACGGGTGCGACCAGCTATAGCCTGATCATTTGCGGTCTTTGTGACCGTACTTAGATTACTGGAACTCACGTTGCTTCCCCTTCCCTAGTGATGGGCACTGGATCTGATAACCCTAGATCCGATAATTTCAAGCCCTCTTCTTCCGGAAGATCAAGCCGTGCAAGCAGCGCATTCATCGTGTCTATCGCTGCTTGAGACGCAACGGCCACATCATGAGCATGGTCCCGTTGCGCCTGCATTTTCTTGATTTCCGCTAGAAGAAACTCTTTGGTGATCTGCATCTATTAGCTTAACGCTGTAGAGCAGAGCAGGTAGTACGTGTTGCCAGCAGAATCCTTGACCGCGATACCATCGGTAACCGTCGGCGTGGTAGCAGTCTGGAACATCGCAGCAGGAGCGGTGAACAGTGTGCCAATCGTGCCCGTGCCAGAGTTCGTAAAGCGCAGGAACGAAGCATTGGTCCACGTGCCGCCCGAAGCAAAGTCCGAATCAACCTGGATCGCGGCTATCGTGCCACCTGGGTTAGTGGAAGAACCACCAAGGGTCACACGAAGTGCATTACCAGCACCGGAGATCGTTCCGGATCCATTAATGGACAGGGAAATGTGGGCACCATTGATTGTGCCGCCCGTCGCGCCATTGGCACCGGTCACACGGGTAAGGAAACGAGCCGTTTCGCCAGATCCGGTGGAGGTGAACTCCAAACGCGAATAGTTCAGGCGAACGTCGCCAGTGGTATTGGACGCTGTAACGTAGGAAGAAGAGACGTTAGTAGCAGAGGAAACAGTGATGGGGCTGGAAGCTGTACCGCCGATAAAACCATTGTCCGACGCCACAGGGCCGGAAAAACGAGTCTGAGCCATTATAAAACTCCTTTCAGATGTTGATACTTTAATGCAAGTTTTCGTACAGCGCTAGTGTCAGCGCTTAGCCTTCTTGCGCGCTCTGCATAAGACATGTCTTCATTGTCAACAATGAATTTAAGTTTCGCAAGGAACTTTGGGTCCGAGTGATAACGAGCCAGTTGAGCTTTAGATAGGGTTTCTTTGTACTCAGAACTTTTGTAGTCAAAGGTTGTAGCCCTTCTTCCTAAGCGAATCCTTAAACGAACCTCCTCACTATGTGTTTTTCCCCTCATTGGGGCTTTTGCAAAGTCGGCGATGTTGTAAACGGAGGGTTCATCAAACCAAGCCTCTCCTTTTAAAAATGCGTTTTCTATCTGATCTAACTCTCCCAAGCTTTCAATTTCTATTTCAATCGCACCATAAAAGTTATCGTGCCCATATTTGTTGTATGCGTTTTGAAGGTGTGGGTTTGTGTGCTTGTTCCACCGCAAAAGCCGAAAGTGCTCTTTTATCCGTTTTTTGCAACGCTGCGATTGACCAACATAACAATGCCCAGTGACCTTATTTACGATCTTATACAAGCCACACACATCTACCTTATATGGCATTACCTACTCCTGCAGATGAAGTTAGTGCCATTATAGGGGAACAAAAAAGGGGGCGTTGTCGCCCCCTTTTTCGCACTTCTTAAGCGGCTCCAGGAGAGCCGAAAATGCCACGCGGATCCGAGAATCCAAAGCTGTAACGCTCACGAGCCTTGTAACGCACGTTGCCGGTGTCAAAGTCGCCTTCAAAACCAGTCTTCATGCTTACACGCTGGAACATCTTCATGCCGTTCGGAGCGTCCGTCAGGATGAAGAAGGCCTCGGGGTCAGTCAGATAATGATTGACACGATAGCCCTGGGGGATCATTCCCATGTTCTTGATCGCGTTGATGTCGTTGTCTGCCGTACCAACACGCAGAGTGGATTTCATGATGCGATCAGCCGTGAACTGAAGCTCTTTCGGGATGATCAGCTTGATGCCCTGAACAGCGATCTTCAGACCACGCTCATCGGTGAACGCAGAAATGTCGATCAGAGCCTGCTCAAGGGAGGTCTCGCTGAGGTCAGCCGGAGTGGAAAGCTCGTTCTTGAGGACCGGGCCAGACAGAGTCGGGTGGTCATCAGCACACAGAGGCTTGCCGTCGCCACCGATAGAGGTGGTAAAGGCACCGTTAAGGATCGCCGCAGCCTTGATCTGCTTAGTGTTAGCCATGGAACGGGCCAGAGCCTTGGTATAACGAGCAGCCAGAGAGGCGTACAGGTTATCTTCCACAGCCTCTTCCGTCAGGGAGAAGGCCAGAGCAATAGTCTCGTGCGTGTAACGAGCGGTATAGACTTCCTGCGCTTGGTCATAAGCAACACCAGCGCCTTCAGTCTTCACCGGGGCAGAGTCAAAGCCAGAGAGCATGACTTCCTCTTCAAACGCGCGGTCCGAGGTCTCTACTGCATAGATCTCAGCATGCTCGTTCTCATAGTTTTTATACTCAAGGCCAAAAAGAGCATTAAGTCCAGGCTCAAGCTCTTGTACCAGTTGGGAACGTGAAATAGCCATTTGTCAGACTCCTTACGATGCAACGCCGGTCACGCCGAGGCTACCGTAGCTGTGGTTGTTGATCTTAACGACGAGTTTGGCGTAAGCACCAAGCTCATTACCCGGCTCGTTGTACAAACCAACGATCTTCAGGGTGTTGCCCTGAGTGGTTCCAGGAGCACCCGTGGTCGTCATAGCAGACTGACCCGTGGTAACGCTGCCGCTACCGTAAGCCACGCCTACGTTCTCACCAATGTCGGCTTGAACGATAACTTGGCTGTCAGCTTGGATCAGGAACAACTGGCTGGGATCATCAATGATGTCGGCCTGAAGATCTACCGTGTAAGCAGCGTTGGCAATGAACTTGTTTGACCAAGTGGGTTTGCCAGTAACGGGGTCATTGTAGAAAACACCGTTAAACACGCCTACTGCGGTTTGATCAGCGCCAGACAGACGCTGGATGTAACCACCCACGATACGCACCAAGTCACCCTGGAAAATGTTCGTGCCGTAGTCTTCCTTGATCAAATACCCATACTGCTTTTGCGCTCCCGTGGCAGAGAGATTGCCTAGAGGGCGCATTCCGAACGGATTGTTGGAATTTGCCATTTTGAAAGTCCTTTAAAAGATTAAGAGTCGGCCTTAGGGCCACCAAAAGTCACCTTCGATTGCCGCACTGGCCTGTCAATACGCATGCTGTTGTGAGCATTCGTCTTCAGCAGGTCATTATCGGCTGCCGTAACTTGGTCTTGTGCCCTGCTGCGGTAATACGCATTGCGCTCCTCTGCAGTCTCTTCAGGGATACGAGCCAGAACCATGCCGCCAACAGAGATAATCCCTGCATAACGGCCATCTTCAACCGACGGAACGGGGAAATCAGGGTACTCGTCCGAACGAACCAACTCATAACCTTCCCGGATTTTGCCGGAAATATTGATTCGATCTTCTTGACCACCTGCTTCCATCCGAAGCCAACGATGCTTGTATCCTGGAGGCGGCTCAGGCGCATCCAGACGTGACGGAGGAGCCCACGGTTTACGGCGCGCAGTTGTTTCGCGTGTGTCAGCAGCACGAGAAGCGCGTTTGATCTCAGGTATCTTACCGATAGTATCCATTTTTATTCCTTCACGTATTTGGCGTATTCCTCAAGAGGAACACCTAGTTTTTTGGCAATCGCTACCTGACTCGGCGTAAGCCGGACAGTGCGGCGCGCATTGTTGATACCGGAAGACCGGTTAGCAGGTGCTACCGCCTGCGCGGGGCGCGGTGACCTGGATGACTGCGAGGCTTGAAACTTTTGAGGAAAAGTGGTTCTAAGCCTACGATTTAATTCATCATAATACTCGTCAGATGTCGGGTCAATCCCTTCATTTTGAACAAGTTCCATGTGAATACCTTGCGCGGCCATGGTCATCACCATGTCCTGGCCGTACCAAGTATTATCTTCAGCCCACTGTTCTGCCTTCGGATCCAAGCTGGGCTTGGGTCTCTGGGCTGCAGGCTGTTGATATTGCTGGGGCTGAGGCTGGGGCTGACGCGCCTGCTGTACATACGCAGCGCGCTGCGATTCAGCCGCTTGAATCTGCTTTTGCTCTAAAACAAGAGAGGCTAAACGCTCTTGCGCTTCCATCTCCGTCTCAAGATCACCCTCTTCGCGCGCCTTGCGGATAATCTGCTTTAGCGCCACCGACTGAGTGTCTACTCGGCTCTTGGCTTCAGCCAAACGGTCTGTATCTGAACGAATGACCGTCTGCTGGGCCGCTTGAAGCTGCGCTTGGACATTCTTCGCATACTCCAGAGCCGCCTCTTCCCGACGTTGCGTCTCACGCAACCGAGCCGTCAGCTTGTCAATCCGCTTCTTGACCTTCTCGCTGTAGTTATCAAGCTCGTCTTCTTGTTGCGGTGCGGAAGCCGTCTCAACCGCAGGAGGTTCCGGCTGGTCAAGAACCTTGCCTTCACCCTCCTCATTCAATTCCACTTCGGCAGGACTTTCGTCCTCTCCGATCTTAAATTCCATCTGTTCGCCGCTCATGTTCACCCCTTACATGTGAAGGATGTCTTCAGGGTCGTTCAACCGACCGATGATTTCATCGTCATTCAAAATACGGATCTCGCCGCCATCAATGGAAATCCTTGACCCGGCATAACGGCCAAAGATCACCCAATCCCCCTCCGCGCACCAAGGCCCGGTGGGAAACTTTGATTCGTCCTTATAAGCAAGCTCACCCACTTTGAGCACATAACCACAAACCGTTGCCAGTTGTGTGCGCTTCTGGGTCTCCTCTGCCAGGACAATTCCGCCCTTGGTCTTCTCCGCCCCACGGTACGGCAGGATCGCAATGCGCCAGCCAGTTGGTGTGGGAATACGGTCTTTGACAGACGCTTCCAAAGACGAAGGATCAAAACGACCTTCATCGCTGTACGCATCATCCAAGATTGGCCCCTTCTCTTCACGCTCTTTCTGCCACTTCTGCTCCAGAGGCGTAAGGGGTGTGACGGTTGCTGTTTCCAAGTGATGTTCTCCTTTCAGGGTTATAAATCTTCCGTGACTCGATCCGCCAATCGCTTGGCAGTCTCTTCAGCAAGCCTTAACCCTTCAAGACGACCCATCATGAAACGATAGCGTTCCATATCTGTAATGGTGCCGTTGAGCACAATAGCTTCAGAGTCTGCGCGCATCTGCCGCAACTCTTTCAGTAGTGCTTCAATATACTCAAGCATGGTCTATCCATGTAAAGCAGACAGTTAAAAGCCACCGTCTGAAGGGCTTAATAAATCTTTACTGGCCTATTGCCATCCTTCTTCTTCACAACCATCGACGGGCCAGGGACACCTGCAGGCCGACTGCCAGCTTTCATCTTTCTCGACTTACCTGCTTTGGAAAGAGCTATCGCTGTCGCTTGCTTAATAGCCTTCGTCTTCGACTCAGGCTTACTGGCACCTATCTTTCCCGTCTTTCCATAGGATCGTACCATCTCCGAGATGTTTGTGCTTACTACCTTATTACTTTTGCCGGGTTTGAGTGGCATTTTGTCTCGCCTCCATACGTGAAATGTTCTGCTGACGATCAACCTGATCCAAACGCTGTTTAGCCATGTCGGCGCGCAGCATTGCAATGTTTTCTTGCGACTGGATCCGCGCCTGATTCGCCGCCATAACATCCTGAGCCTTCCGTTGCTCCAAGGCCAAGCGCTGCTGCTCGATTTGATTGTCCATCTGGTCGTTCTGCGCGCGCATCTGAAGCTCTTGCTGCTTAAGCTGAACAACAGGATCCGGCTGTTGACCATCGACCCCGGCCAACTGGTTCTGCATGTTCTTCATCTCTTGCATGAACTCCACAACCTTCAGCGCAACCATGCCCTCCTTCTGGATGACCGAGACCATACGGTCAGGATCCACGCCATAGTTGCGGAAGATGTCGGCCTCAACGAATTCTTCGGCTTTCAACTTAATGTGCTCCAGGATATGCTGCTGCAGCACCTGCGCGGCCAGAGGATTTGCTCCCATCATCGGGCTCATGCCCATGATCAAGTGCGATGCAATGTGCGCGTCATGCTGCTGACCAGCAAAGGCCTTTAGCTGCATGCCATTAAGCACGTTGGAGTTCTCCGTTGCCGGGTCCACAGGCATCTGATTGCTCTGCGGCTTCAAAATGCCGTCAATGTCCCGCACATTCAGCGCCGCATACACGCGGTAGTACGCCTCATACATGTTGTGCATCTGCGGCGCAGTCTGAGCCAACTGCAACTGCGTCTGCGCCAGCGTTATACGCTGTGCTGTCGAGAAGATGTTGGGATCTGCCACCGGCAAGACCGCAACCATCTTGTCAAAGTCCTTCTTCTTGACCTTGCGACTCGCCCCAGGCACGTCATACGGGTACTCATCAGGCAGATACTCACCAAAGCCCTTCGCCAGCATCTTAAATTCAATGCTCTGCGCGTAATGCAGCCGCTTGTGGATCGCAGACATCACCATCGAGCCACGCTCAAGCAGCGCCAGCGTCGTTCCAACCTGCGCCATCTGATTCGCGTCGCCAACCTGCATGTCCGAGATGCTGGCAAGCCGTCTTCCCGCATCAACAACAAACCCAAGCAGCGAAAACAACGTCTGCGAGGGCTCTTTGTACGGCAGCGGCATCAACGAAGCCGAAAGTTCCGCCCCGCCAGCGTCAATATCACGCCATTCACCCGGCTGGATCGGATTGTCATCGTCCGCGATCCGCGCGCCACGTGCCTTGAACCCCGCAGGCAGGTTAGAGAGCGTTCCAGCGTCCAAAAGTTGCCGCAATGCCGCCGTTGCCGTCTTCGAAAGCCCACCAATCAAGTGAACAAAGCCCAAGCCATACGCTCCAGGGCCTTCCACAAGCACGTAATGCACAAAATACTCGATTCGACGCTTCAGTTCGTCTTCTTTTTCCCAATTCCGACGAACTCCGACAATCTGACCGCTCGTTTCGTCGATGGTTACGACGTAAGGAAGCTTAATTCCCGTCGGTTCGCCATCTTCGCCCTTGTCCTCAAAGCCCAAAATGTCCAAATTGACGTGGAACTCAAGCAAAAAGACCTCTTCGGCCTCGCCCGTGGGCTGAACACCAAGGATTTTGTCCGTGTTCATGCGGATCTGGGACGGATTTGTGTCCTGATCCTCTTCCACAACGTCAATGTCGCTGTATTCCCCCGCTACCACACGCTTTTTGAACTCGTTGGCATCCATCGCAATACGGTGCGTGATCCGCGAACATTGCGACATGACACTCGAACCGGTGTACGGGATATATAAATCGTCCGCCAACACCAGTTTTGAGACCATCCGGCCCAACTGACCATCAAAATACACCTTCTTAAACGCCGAACCACCATACCCAAGGTAGAACAACGCCTGATCCATCTCCGGTGTGAACTCTTCCATCACCGTTGTGATCTGGTAATTCATGAAATCCTGCACACGCGCAGCCTGCTGCGCCTTGTCCAAGGTCTCTTTTCCAAGGATCTGCGTCCGTACCGGGCCTCCAGCAGGCATAAGTTCTTTGAATGCCTGCGCCTGGAACTGCACAATTGACTCGGTCAGCATCGGATGCACCGCACCCGCCGCTCCACGAAAGGGTTTCGTGCGCTCTTCGACCTTCAGACCCAGCAGATCCAGCCCCTTGGCATACATCTGCTCCCACTGCTCACGGCTGGACTTGTCCGCCTCGAACATGTCCAAGAGTTCCAACGAAATTCCAGACAACTCGCCCTTGTCGATCACATCAACAAGGTTGTCGTAGAAGTCCACGTCGTCTGCTTTGTCATCAATTTCAATCGTCGCCCCGCCATCCGGCTCAAGCACGATCTCCACATCAGGCATCGGCCCCTGGTCCTCGATCTCAATCTCGATGGTCGGTGCAGGATTCACCACTTTATCTATAGGCATAGTGCCGTTTCCTCTTTAATTAGGCATGCGCCTTGATGAATTGTGTCACTTCGCCGCCTGCTGCGAACTTTGGCAGACCCTGCGTCTTGACCATCTCACGCATCTCGGGGGTGATTTTGAAGCCGAGGTGTATTTGGTCCACGTTATGGCCGAGAGCTTCGGCCATATACTCGTCCGCTTCATCTCGTGTGTTAAACATCTTGGATTCGCCAGTTTCTTTATTAACTACTGTTACGCGCCCTTCAAATGGCTCGTTGATGTCCTGTTCAACACTAAACGGGTGTTCTCTGCCCTGCACCCAGGTTTCCCTGCTTTTTGTACGGCCAAGATCTATTGTCTCAATCTTCCCGCCACCCAGTCTCTTCAAGAGTTTTTCTGCAGTCTTTGGCAGGATGTTGTCATAGAAACCTTTCATGCCTTCGCCGCCTACTTCAATGTCCTCAACATCAAAACTAATTGATTCCCCCTCGCTGGGCTTTTGCTTTGCAGACATAACCTTTTCAGACAGTTCTTTGCCTATTATCTCAGACAAGGGCTTGCCTACAAATTCTTGGGAAACCCGAGGAGCAACGGTGTTTACTACACCCTTCTCATTTACAAACATAGGAATTATTCCGCCCCCCTTTTGCTTTAACTCAATAAGTCGCGAGGTGTTACTTTGGGGTTTTGTTGGGAAAACTTCAATTCCATCTAAAACCGTAGTTAGAGAATACTTCTTCGCGGCCTGTTCGCCTTTGATAAAGGCCACATTCTCCGCGCCCGTGTCCACCGCTTCCTTGATCACGCGCTTGAGTGCAAGGTTGAGCCAGTCCTCGGTGCTGGTGACGAAGGGGGCTTGCGGAATTTTTGACTCATTGGCAATACGTTCAGATTCAGACAGCGGAAGAAGCGCCATCAGATCCATCAGCTCACGATTTTCTTTTGGAGTAAGACTGTCTGGATCACGCAAAGTCAACTCTGTAAGCCGCTTGTCTTGTGCCTCCGTCAACGAACTACCACGAACTTGGAAACCCTTCTTCTTCCCTTCCTGCCCCCAGTCCGACTGTAATTCCTGCACGAACAAGACCTTCTTACCTTCTGCATCCATACGGTCGTCTAAGAAGATATGGGCAAGACGGTTTGTGTCCGCCTCAGGGCTGACACGATGAAGAGGAGGAGCCATGTAAAGAGGGCTTGGTGCATTTGCAGAACGAATTACGTTTCCTTGCGCGTCCACAGAAGGGGGTAAAACACCAGCTTTTGTTGGACCGGGCAACGTCAGATAAATCTCCCGCGCATTCTCGCCACCAGGAATGTTGTACTTCTCAAACTGAGGCTTGACCATCTTGCGCGCTTGCTTTGAGTACTTCCCATACTCATTCTTCTGCTCACCAAACTCCAACACTAACTGCTTAATGTCCGGAGGCAAGTTCAACGCATCAATCTCGGCCATCGCCTCCGCATCCCCAGCCGCAGCCTTCCTGCCTAACGAACCACGGAGTCTGTAGAAAGTACTGACAGGATCGATGTCTTGCCTCTGCGAATTCTCAAAGTAAGGCGCAAGCTGATTGTCAATCTCAATCATCCGATTCTCAGCCTCACCCATCCGCTGTTTGGCCTCCGGAGACAAGACCATACCCTTGCCCAACACCACCTCATTTATCTGCACCGGATTGCTCTTCAAGAAGTCTTGAATCTCTTGCCGCGTCACAGGCGCATTGCCCTTACCCTTCAAATACTCCTCAAGGCCAGTGGCGCGTAATTCAGCAGCCCTGGACCCCGGAGCCTTACTAATCTGCGCCAGCATCTGCTGCGCCGTGCCCTTCTCCTGCGGCAAGTTCATCACCACCTGCTCCGTGGGCGAGTACAAACCCATCGCGTCCATCTGCGGTGTGGCAACAGGCTTGCCCTCTTTCCCCGGCAACTTCACCGACCCAGTAGGCGCCGTCTCGGCTAACTCATAGGATCGAAGTAGAGCATTTGCGGACCCTGGTCCAGGAAGCGGGGCAGTCAAAAGCTGGGGCGTAGGCGCAAGCTTCAAGGCCTCAGCCTGCTTGCCAATGAACTCCATCACGTCTCGCCCCGTCTCCGTCTTGGGCGTTCCCGTGATTTTCTGCATCATCTTCCCTGCCTCAGATCCCGCCTCTTGCACACCCTCAGGCGTACCAAACTTCTCACTCGTAATGCCCTTGTACAAGCCATACGCCGGACCGGCAACCGCGCCTATCGTCCCACGAACCGCCATGTTCGCCAGATCCAACGGCACATCAATCGCACGACGCAACTCAGGGGGCAAGAGACCAGTGTTCGTCGACGTGTCCGACGGCGGCGTCCCAGTCATCATTTGCTGGATGTAGTCGTCCGTGGGAACCTCCGCCTCCGGCGGGGAGCCAGCCTGACGCTTGCGAATGAAGTCAGTCGTCGTTAGCTTCTTCTTCATCCAAATGGCTTCATCAAATAAGGATTGTCAAAACCCAACAACGATACCTTAGTCGGATCCTGCTGCTGGGACAAGAGCGTACTGAGTAAAGATGCTTGGCCCACGGCCCCCTGGCCGATAGGACCATACTGGATCTGTTGCTGAGGTTGTTGCTGCTGATTCGTGGGCTGCATGGCCTGAGTCGTTGGGCTCTGATACTGCGGCAGAACACTCAAAGAGCCAAAAGTAGGCTGCGGAATCCCACCAACAGGCAGAGGCCTGGGAGTTAAATTGCTCACCGGAACCGATGGCGTGGTCAACGTCGGCGTCGTTATCGACGGCGCAGGAACAGAAGTAGACGGCGTCTGCGGAATACCCGGAACAGGAATCGGAGAAGGCACAGGCGTCGTGGGCGTCGGCGCAGGGGCAGGCGTTGGCTGAACCAAAGTAGGCTGAGGTTCAGGCACGGGCACCGGCTCAGGGACCGTGAACAAATGCGGCAAAGTGATCTTAGACAAATCAATATCACCACCACGCAACCGCTCACGCGTGTCCGCAATGAAGGCTATGTTCTGCTCCAATCCCCTAACCGCTGCATCCTCTTCCGCAGTCATCCGAGCATTTAAGTCCTGAAGCATCTTTGCCCGTAAAGCACGATCCCCGATTTGGCTGATCCCTTGCTTTTCCGTCGCATACTTAGACTGAATATAGTTCTTCTCTTGACTGTGCATGTCATACGCCTGCTGACTCAACTGAGTCTCAACAGGGTTGTATGCCCTAAACCGATCAAGCACTACATCAAACGCTGCCCGCTCCTCTTGATTCCTCTTGTCTAAAGCCTCCTGTTGGGCAAGCAGAGTAGGAACCTGAGCAGCATAATTACTGCGCTCTCCAGCAGACAAGAAAGGCGACTTAGAAAGCTGCTCATAGGTCGAGGCTAACGTCCCCGGAACGCTCCTGCCCTCACGAAACTCCTTCTCCGCAAAAGCCGCTTGATACCGGTCATAGTCTCGACGATAACTCTCCAACGCATTCTTAAACGCCGCAACACTTCCATATGCCTGCACACCCTGCTGAAAAGCAGGCTCATTCTGCAAACTAGGGTTGTTGAACCAACTTAAGTCCACATTAACAACCGGGGCAGCAGGAGGCTGTACCTCACCCCCATCAGCAAAGAACTGCACCGGCTCTTGCTTCATCAAGTACGGATTGTTGGCCGTGAAATCAAACGGCATCGATTGTTGAGTCGATGCCAACAGATTCTTCAAAAGATCTGAAGAGGAAGTTGCTGCCTGACCAATAGGACCATACTGAATCTGCTGCTGTTGCTGTTGTTGCATGGTCGGTGCTGCTTGGGCCGTGGGGCTCTGATAGCCAGGAAAGATACTTTCATACGAAGGAGGCTGATACCCAAAGCTCGGCTGCGGAATTCCACCAATAGGCAACGGCATTGGTGTTAAATTGCCCGAAGGAATTGACGGCGTTATAGACGGCGATGGAACCGTAGAGCTTGTCGGCGTCTGCGGAATAACAGGAACAGGGATCGGTGGGCGAACAGGAGTTGTTTGCTCCGGTGGAGTAACAGGTTGAACCACAGCAGGAGGAGGCTCACTAGGAGCAACTTCCTCTGGCCTTGTAAACAAATACGGCAACACTAAGCTCGATAAATCCACATCCTGAGAACGCATTAACTCCTGAACCGACCTTAAATAATCCCTGTTCTGCTTCAACCCCTGCTGTACTGCCTCTATGTCTGCCTTTGTTTTATTGGTAAGCTCTTTCCGATACCTGTCATAACTTCTTTGATCCATGGCATTCGGATTCAAATACTGCTCCACCAAAGCCTTACGCTGCTTTTCAAACTGCTCGTTTATGTACTTTTTCTGCTCTACGTTCTGCTGTTGCGCTTGATCCAGTAACTGCTTCTTCACAGGACTAAAAGCAGTAAGCCTCTCATCTATAATCCTGTCAGCAGCACGTATAGCCCTGTTCGCTTCCGTTATCTGCCTCATCTGCTCATTTAATGGCACAGCCTTGGCTAAAAAGGTCTCCCTTTCTTGCTCCGAGAACCAAGGGCTCGTAGCCGCCATCTCATACGCCCCAGCCAAACGACCCGGAGTGCTTCTGCCTCGGTTAAATTCATTCTCATGGAAATCAATTACATACTGAGCATGATCCCGGTTGTACTTTTCAAGCGCTGACTTGAACGCCGCAACACTCCCATACGCCTGAACACCCTTCTGAAAGTCAGGCTGATTCCACATACCAGGATCTTTAAACCAATTAAGTCCTACATTAACAACAGGCGGAGGTGGTGGCTGTACCTCACCACCATCAGCGTACCGCTTCACATACGGATTACCAGCACCCAGGAGATCCATCATCAGTAGTACTCCAGTACCTTCGCCTCATCCTTGGCCTCATCCACTTCATCCGAGCCCAACGATATAAAATTCCCCGCCCGAAACCGCATCAACGCCTGCGTCGTCGAGTCCACTAAGTCATCGTTATCCCCATTGGGAAACGCCGCACACTCCTCAACCAACTCATCCGCCCACTCAGTCTCCGGCACCCACACCATCCCAGACTCCAAAAGTGGCGCAATCGAGTTCGCCCTGGATATCTTGTCCTGGCCCGCGCGCCGCCCTCCAGGCGAGTACATTGTCACCGGAATCCCCATCCGCCGCAACTCCTGTTGCAACGTAATTCCAGTCGCCTTCGCCTCAATCAAAACATTGTCCGGCTTCCAATACACATACTCATCCTTCGCCACACGCTTTAACTCCGGAAAGTCCCACCGGCCCTTGAGAACATTCAAAAGGATAATGTTCGGCCCCGAATCCGCATCCGGATAAAACACACCCCACGTCGTAATCGCCGAATAGTCAGAAGTCTCCTTCTTGCTGTACGCCGTGTCATACGACTGAATGATGTACTCCACATCAGGCGGCTCCATGTGCGGCCAAACCTTCCACCACTGCCGCTTCAGTATCGCCCCCTCGTCATTGGTCGGCTGCTGCTGCCACTGAGCATTCCACTTCGACAACCCAATACTCATCTTGACAGCCTCTAACTCCTCCAACTTCCAATACTCAGGCCAAAGAGGCTTGTTGCTTGGCAGAATGGCCGGGAACTCCAATACCTCCCACTTGTCCGCCTTCAGCGCTCCCTGCTGCTTGAGCAACCGCCCAGACAGATCGTCCGTCTTCCAACGGGTGTTGATCACAATAATCGACCCGTTCGGCTGCAAACGCTGACGCGGCCCAGACGTGTACCAGTTCCAGGTGTTCTCCATCGCCGTCATCGACATCGCATCCTGCTCATCCAAGATGTCATCAAGAATCACAATGTCACCACCACGGCCCGTCATCGCACCACCCTTACCAATGAAAAAGGCCTCCCCACCACGGTTCGTGTCCCACCGTCCAGCAGCCTTCGAGTCCGCCGATAACTGGAACTCGGGGAACAACTCCTTGTACGAGTCTTCCGCGACAAGATTCCGGATCATCCGGCCAAAACGCTGCGCCAGTTCTGCCGTGTGCGACCCAACAATGAGCTTGGATTGAGGCTTCTTGCCCATCAGATACGCAGGAAACAAGTAGCTTCCCATCTGCGACTTTCCATGCCGGGGCGGCATCGCGATCATCAGACGCTTGCACTCGCCCGACACAACACGGTCCAACGCGGCAGCGATCTTCACATGGTGTGCCCCAACAATCATCTCGGGCCAAACGTACCGACAGAACGCCAAGAAGTTGTCAGTGGCCTTCTCCCTGGCAGCAATCTGGGCTAATCGAAGTTCAAGGCGGAGACGCTCTGCTTCTACGTCTGGGGGCGTGGCGGAGGGGTTGGTTTGATCTGACATGGGGTCAAGGTAACAGAGAACTTTTTTAGTTTCAAATTTTTATAAAAATACCGGCCACTTTGATTTTGCAAAGTGACGGGGGGTGTTTCACGTGAAACATGTTAGCGACCACTAACCAATTCACTTTTGACCGGTAAATATTTGTCTGAAATCGGGCTAAAGCCTTTGCGCCTTTGGCGCGCGGCTCGCGCGGCGCGCGACGCGGCCCACGGCCCACGCGCGGCGGGAATCGGTGCCGGGACTCGACCCCCGGGGCGGGGGCCGGGGGCCATGCGACGCGGTCGAGGGGCCGGGGTCGACGGCCACGGGGGCACGAACTACGGACCACGGACCACGAACCACGGCCCGAGGGCGGGCGGCCACGGGGCACGAACCACGAACCGAGGGGGCACGGTCGAGGGGGCACGATACCCGTGGAGAGGGGAAAGGATAACGGGCCGGGGGCCGAGGGGCCTAGTTTGCGGGGCATAGGCGGCCACGGCGGCGGGGGTGAATACCGGGGCATGTAACCCGCGACGGGCGGGGCTAGAGGGCGAGAAACGAGGGCACGCGGGGGCGGGTTAAACCACGGCTCGATAAATAGGGACATATCAACCGAATAAATAGGGACAGATCAACCGAATAAATAGGGACAGATCAACCGAATAAATAGGGACAGATCAACCGAATAAATAGGGACAGATCAATTTTCAAGGGCGAAAAAAAACCCCGCGCGGGGCGGGGCTATAACGGGGCCGGGGCGGCCTAGTCGACTAGGTCGAGGATTTTCCCGGCCTCGGTCTCTAATTCGACGCGGTCGGCGGTCCAAGGGATCGATTTCGCATAGGCGGTCGCGCCCGTGACCGCATCCCAAAGGGTCTCGATCGGGCGGCCCTCCTCCTCGACATGCGCGGCATTGATTCGTTGCGCTACGCGGGGGCCGAATCGATTCGCAAGAAACGCGTCAACCTTATCGATTTTCGATTCGCGCGCGCCCTTCAAAACATTGTTGAGGTTCGCCGCGCTCGACTGAGAATAGGCCAAGAGGGCGGGGGTTACCTCTTCGATAAACCTATCCGGGGCCGCCGCCGTATGCCTGATGCTGATTTCCTCTAATTCGTGCGCGCCCCACACGATCCGATTCGCGCAGACATAATCAAAAAGAAAAGTCTTAACCCGCAAGGCCCCCGCGCCGACTTGCGAATTCGTCACAAAAAACCCGCGCGCGAGTGTGCCGGTCTGGCCCTCACGACGATTCGGGATTTCGACGCGATTATTTTCGTCGGCCAAAAACACGAACATGTCACGGTCACCCGCGAAAAGTGTCGTATTCTCGCGCGTGATTTCGACCGCGCGGCCATACTCCCCCGGCACCCGAAAATCCCCCGACCGGCCGTCGCCGAATCGATCAATAAGCGCGCGGATAACCTCAGAATTCCAGATGCGGCCATAACGGGGGCCGGTCATGGCCTTAATTTGGTCCGAACCATTGCGGGAAAGTAAAACTCCGATTTCCTGCGCGTCGCGCTCGACTTGAAAACCAAAATTCAGACAATCGGCGGCGAGCGGCGCGGGGAGGCCGCGCAAGTATGACGCCGGGGCCCCGGTAAGGTTCGCCGCTTGACCGAATGCCCAATGAGTCGGCGCGTAGGCGTGACCATTCGGCCCCTCGATCATAATCCCCGCATTATCTTCGGTCGGTACGGCGCGGAGACGGCGCGACGAAACGACAGCGGCACGACTGATAGCGCGCTCGGCCTCGGCGGCGGCCAACATTTCGGGCAAAGAAAGAAACCGCTCCTCGGCGGGGCGTGTAGCCCATTGGTGGGATGCTTGCATTAAGGTAGTCATGATTAAAACCTTTCTAGAGTATGACCCCCCGGCCAATCCGGGGGGCATGTTGCAATTCTAAGGTGAAACGCGGGAAAAACTCAACTCCACTCAGACCACGCCCCCGCGTGGCGCGTCTGGATTTCGTTTTCATTCCACCGTTGCGCGATGCAAACGACCTCCGCGCCCTCAGGAATTGGCCCGAACCCTTCCGAATGCTTATCAGGCCGGACAAAAAAGGCCGAATCCTTTTTGTACACCGTCACCGAGACGCGATCGGCCACGGTGTAACGAGCCGCGACTTCGCGCGCGTATCGAATCGCATCATTGCGCGCGCCTTCTAATACTTTCGTTTCTTCCATTTTTGACCCTTTCTAAGGTATAGCCCCCGGCGGGGGCATGTTGCAATTTTAAAGTAAAACGCGGGAAAAATTAACCCCGCCCGATGTCCCCCGCGACATGATGACGAACCATTGAACCCGGGGGCAATGATTTCGCGAATTCCAAAAGGGCCGCCGCATCATTGGCCGCGCCATTTTTACGGGTGCCGTGCCATTGAATCGCGACATGTCCCGCCGCCGCGTAGCATCCCCCGGCCTCGGCCATTCCCACCTTATTTTTCCCGGCCCCATGCGCGACGAACACGATTACATAATCCCGCTCAGGCCGCGCGCATAGAGGGCGGCCATTCCCGCATTGCATGCATGTGAACCCTTCGGCCTTTTCGGCGGGGCATTGCACGAATTTAACCCCCTTATATTCCACGCCCCCGGCCCATTCAGTACCCGCCGGGGCGGCCACTACGGCGGGGCGACCAATCGACCACGCCGCGACGGCGGTGTCCATGTCATCACACGATGCATTTATTACCGTCTCCCCGGGCGCGGCCACGGGTAACGACGCGGCGGGAAAATGCGAGTATGTCCACGCGACGCCACCACGGGGCACGGCGGCCCGAAGGGCCGCGAGATATTCCGCATCGATTTCGTCGGCCCCCGTCGAGGGCATGGGGTGCAATTGACACGATTTCGGGCAAGTGTCGTATGTACCCCGCGCCCCGGCCCGATAGGTCACGGCAATGGGGCCGGTTTTGGAATTCGCGCTTACGCGTATGGTTTTCAACATGTCGAGCCCTCCTGCCATTCGATGCGGTAAAGCAAACTCGAGGTTTGAGGGGGTTCAGGCAATGGCGACGCGTGAAAGGCCGACCAAATGGCCGTTTTAATGCGGCCCTTTCTTTCGGCCAATCGTTGCGCGGTAGCGTGTTTTTTGTACCCTTCGGGGCGGCCGACGGGGCGGCCGTTGCAATCGAATATCTGAAACATGGTTAACCCTTTCTAAAGTATGGAACGACAGAGAAACGATACACGGCCCCGCCGCAAAATGCAAACGGGTTTTTATTTTCGTCGGTCCCGCCCGAATACGGCGTGAAAAAAGGCCATAGAGACAAGGCGGCGGATCATACCGAACCATTCCCCCCGCTGTCTCTCATCTTTTCGTTTCTTGATTTCCTCAGGTGTAAGGCGGGGCATGTCAAAACCCCACATTCAACAAAATAAGCCCCGCGCATATGCCGAGCACACAAAAATAAAACAACGCGATCATTTGGCCCATGCATTGCCCCCGTGCACTCCCACCAGTTCTTCAGGAATTTCGACCTCTTCGCCCAATTTACTCGCGACATAGCACCGCATTGCTGCGATTAGGGGTGTTGGGCCTGAACCCTCAAAGTCTGGAGAGAGGAATAGGTTTTTTCCCATTACGGAATACCACGCGCCGCGAGCATCTCTTAGGCTAAACCGCATAGACACCCCCTCCCGCTCAATGATCGGGCCAGCTAAAGACCAATTTTCTGAATAATTTGGATACTCCGTATTTAAATAACAGAGCTCTCTCTTCCAGCCCACACACTTCGCCACCGCCCAATCAAGCGCGGCCCCTTGCAATTCACTCGTTTTCATCATCTAGCCCTTTCTGAGATATCCCGGCCAATCCGCCGGTACTGACTACGATACACGCACCCGAAAAAAGTTTCAAATTGCCTCAAGGATTCGGAAGCGGAGCATGTTCCATTCCATGGCCGCGAGGTTCCAACGGTCGAGCGGCGGCGTCTCGACGCCCACCATTGCCAAGGATTCGACCTGCGCGCCCGAGTACAAAAGAATCTCCGCATTGCGCGAAGAGGTAGTCCCCGGCGGGTGATATTGCACCAAAACAAAGGTCGGACACTTCAAGGTCGAATGCTTCAAATGGAAGGCGATCTGATGCGGCGAGAGGTTGATCTTCTTGCCCCGCTTCACGACTTTAAGCTCGACCATCACGAACACGCCTGGAAGCGGCCCCAAGGCGATCAGGCAATCGGGAATACCTAACCCTACCCGCGACTCCAGGCGGGTTATGTAGGCCTTCGGGAGGTTCTCCTTAAGCCTTGCATACAGGGCGGCCTCAGGTGCTTGGCTCATCGTCTCCCCCTTCCCGTGTATTAACCACATCCTGCGGGATCTCAAAATCGGGCTCGACCTCAGGCGTAATGTCTTTTGCCTCGACCTCAAGAATGGCCTGCGGGGGCGGCCCACCATATAGCCTCTTGATCTCCTCGAGTTTCTTCTCGACCTCCTCCTTGCTCATCTGGTCAATAGTCCCGTGCCGGATCTCTTTGCGTTCAATGTAGATCGTGCCCAGGGCCTGCCCTCGTCGATATTCGGCCTGCACCGCCGCACCATATGCCCCGGCAGACAAGGCCGCGTCGCGTATCGTCTGCAAGTCCCGCATATGCCGCTCGAAAGTCGTTCCATACTTCGCGGCCAATTCGGCCCTGTACTCTTGAATCGCGGCCACGACATGCGGATTTAAGTCAGGATTAGTCAGGCGCCATGCCATGGCCTTCGCCGATTGCGGCGAGTATCCCGCGCGCAACGCGCATTCCTTCATGGTCACCGTGCCATCACCCGCGACCAACTCTTGCACAAAAGTCCATTCCCTCTGCGTCAACTTCTTCTTTTGCTTCTTCATCGGGGCCACGGCAGTCGTAATCCTCTTTTGCAATTTGTCAGGAAGTATCGGTGGGACATGCCACACATCTTTATAAGTCATTGATTCTTCTCCTTATTGAATCCTGCGGCAGACCCAGACCCCGTCGGCCTCCTGGTGCACATAAAACCGCCTGCCTACGCCTTGCCTCTTGTAAAACGACCGTAATGCGGCCCGTGCGGCCTGCGCTTCTCCCGCCGAAAAGATTAGGCAGTAATCCCCCAGGATCATGGCCTTAAACGGCCATTTATAGCGGTCTCTCGTTGCGCTATAGCGCACATGATGCTGTCGAGGACGGATCCCAGGGAGGTATTGCACCGATTCGAGGTCCAAGGGAACTTCTTTTCTAGCCTGTTCGTTCATTTCTTCGCTTCTCCACGCCATTTAATCCAACCTAGTTCCCACTATACCGAGAACTTTAACAACAGTCCAATCCTGCTCGTTTTTCCAACCCCCCTTAAGGAGAACTTCTACTAAAAAAAAAAAAAAAATTTCCAAAAGCCGCCGTTCCGCTCCCCTAGTAAACCTTGTAGTTACCGTAATGGAGAACTTATTCATACATCTCTCTTTCACTAACGTAATGTTACTGTAATGGCTATAACCCTTACTGGATAAGGCTTACAGGAAAGTCGACACTAAAAGAGAACTTATTACTCATAAAAAAAATATTTTTTTTTCTTACTAGAAGTTCCCCTTATAGAGACGTAAGAAATGCCCAAAAAGAGAACTTTCATTACGTCTCTCACTGCCCTTACACCCTTTTATTACGTCTCTTCCAGCCGATTTCGGCCCCTCATTACGCCCCACCCCCTCCCCCCAAAGAGACGTAATGGTTTTTGCCCTTCTTGGACCTTGGTCCGTGATCCGCGTATCGTCCACTTTGCCCCTCAATCTGTGATCCGTGCCCCTTTCTCCCTTCTCCCTCCACAAAAACCAAAAAGCCTCTGTAAATACCCCCACGGAGGGCCTACAGAGGCTTCTTCTTGCCTTTCCCAAATCTTCCTAGTACCTACCTAGCCACCAACCCCCAAAACCGCTCTAATCCTCACCACCGCCCCTTCTAGGGCATCCTTACTTTTTGGGTCTTTTTTGGTAGCGCGGGACGGATTCGAACCGCCGATCTTCAGACTATGAACCTGACGAGATGCCTCTTCTCCACCGCGCGGCGGAAGTTTCAATCTTTGGTAGGGCGGAGGGCCGTGGGCCGTGACATTTGCACCTTGCGAAAGGGATACGGGCTATTTAAGGTCGCCTCGCCGACCCACGACTCAGGCCCTCCTGGTGGTCATTGTAGGCCTTCCATTGTTGGAGAGGGGTGGGATAGGGCCTTGATCAGTGTTTCTTTGTCCGTGATGCCCAGGAACTCAATCTCTTGCATTTCGCCTTCTATGTCTATGGCGGGGCCGAAGAAGAGGTGGTCGACGCCTCCGACGCGGATGCGGATGACGTGGACTCGGGCGTGTGGGTCATGAATCTTCGAACTCGATGATGTTGTCGTCGGGTTCGGCGGGGGTGGCAATGGCGTTTTGGAAGTCTTCAATGGTCATCTCCAGGGTCTTAAAACGGTAATCGCAGGCGAGGCATTTGCGTAGGCGGTGATTCCACTTTTCATAATCCTTGTACTTCCTTGTTTCGAGCACTTCTGTCTTTGGTGTATCGCATTCGGGACAATTCATTCATAGGATCCTAAATTTCGGGCGTTTTTCTTTGGTTACCTGCTCGAACGTGTGTTCCTCGGGCACGAGGGTGAACTTACATATGTAAGGCATTTCGGACGGGTCGGTGTCCTGCTTAGTGTTCAGTCTGACGTAGGCGATTGCATCGGCGCGACTGTAGAAGAGAGGCGGCATTTTGAGATGTCTGCCTCTGATCTTTCCTTTGTTCGAGGTTATGGCCCAGCATTGAAAAAGATTATTTTGGGGAAGATTGTGCGTCTGCCCAGACTGTGATTCGAGTTGCAGCGCGGACACAATCCCGGGTGAGGACTTCAATTTCATCTATTTGCTCCTTGGTCAGTGAGGCGTTAGCGCAGATCTCCTGTAAACGACGGGCGTTGCGGCCTAGGATCACGGCGTGGACGGCGGGGTCGATCTCGTGTTTCTTCTCAACTACTTGGGTCATTTAGTCACTCCTGGTTGGCGTTCGGTCCACAGTTCTAAACAGACGGCGTCGAGCTCCATGGACGGTGGGTTAATGCGAAGGGCGTCTTTAAGGCCCATGTTATAGGCCTTGACAATATCCTGAGGGATAAGACCGGGCGGGTAAGCCCCTTGGTCCGTGGAGAGTTTACCGATCACCAAGAAGAGGAGTGCCGTGGTCAGTGCTCCGAGGACAAAGCCAGACCAGTAGGTGCCGTTTTGGATTTTGTTTTCTAAGGTTGTGTGCATGTGTTTTTCTCCATGATGCGGATCTCGAGTTCGATAGCCATGGCCCGTGGGTCGTGACTAAATTCCTTTAGTACTTGGTCGAATTCCTCGTCGGTGAGGTGAACCCACTCACGCTTCTTTTCTATGGCTTGGCGTAACTTATCTCTTTGTGCTTTGATGCACTCTGGCCTGTCGCAGTGATAGCTGCATGTGTGGGTGCTCATGCGTTCTTCTCCCCAGGGTATTCCGTCCATGCTCCCGGTCGCTCTCCCGACACCATAATTTTTGGCATGGTTATTACTTGAACAATAAGGGCGTTTTGTTTAACGATCATCCGGTTGATTTCCAAGATCGCCTCAAGTGTTTCTTTTCTTTTCTCTTCATCCACAGTTCTTCTCCCTTGATACTTCTTCAGGTCTTTTTTCTAATCGAACATAAGTAACTGGCTCCCATTTGTCGCTTCCATCTCGCAGGACTTGTATGTCCCACTGTAAGTTCTTGGCCTCGTCTACCCACTCAACTACACGTATGTCTTTAATCATGTGTTCTTCTCCTTTAGTTTGTTTTCAATAGCATCGAACAGTTTGCGGGTGTAGCCCTTGACGGAGGTCTCGCCCCAGGGGCCGATGATTTCTTTGATCTCCTCGTCGGTCAGGCTGACCCATTGTTTGGCGTTCTCTCGTTCACACCCAGACCTCTTACAAGAACCACCGCAAGACGGGCATTGTCTATCCACCGTTCTTCTCCTCAAGAAACTCGTCTATCTTGTTTATTAACTCTGCTCGGTTCAGGTCGCTGTCATAAAACATCTTTGCTTCTCCGGTGGCGAGCCCCACCCATTCACGCTTTTCCGCCCTGCGTTTTTGAATCATCAAGTTCCCGATCTGAAGCATCAGGTCATCAACCACGCACAACAGACATTTACCTTCAAAGTCCTCGTAGCCATGCGAATGGTCTTTGTGGCACACGACAGTTATTTTGCTCATGTGTTCTTCTCTCTCAGTTTGGTTTCCCAACATTCAGGGGCTGGCCCGTCATGCCAGATAATCTCAGTACCGTACTCTGGGTGCCCATGGATATTTAAGCAGTCTTCAATGTTCGCCCATACCGAATGCGAAGTGCATGCAGTAAGCCATCGTAAAGTCACGGTGCCGTCAGTCCAGATCACACCTTCAAATTGTGGTTCATCATCGGGATTCTTTTGATAGTGGTTGTGTGTGTCACGTTGGCTTATGGCCCTTCGATATGCAGTAAATCTTTTCATGTGTTCTTCTCCTTTAGTTTGGCTTCGATGGCACGGGCGAACTCTATGAAGTCATCATCTTCCGTAAAGTCAGGGTGTATTGGTGGCGCGTGTTTGATTGACAGCAACTCAATTTCTTCCTCCGTCAGCCCAACCCACTGGCGCGGTGCTGTGGACGCTGCTTTTAGCCGTTCGTTTTCTTCATGCAAGCGGCGTAGTTCAGCGGCTGCTGCGCGGCGTGGTGGGTATTCTTTTTCTTCCAGCGCATCGGCCAGCCGCCCTGCTTCAAACCCTTCCTGCCACGCCATTGATGACTGCGGTGGGTGCTTGGCAAGCACAAGGGCGGCGAAGCGTGCAAAACCCTCAAGCCCCACGATCTCTGCCACGCCATCAGCAAACCCAGCCTCCCGCGCCATGCGGATGATGTCGTCGCGGGTCATGTGTTCTTCTCCTTTAGCTTGGCTTCGATGGCTTCAATAACCGCCAACCTCCCGCCAAGATTCAAAGCCTCGTTTAACCAAGCAAGTTCTTCATGCGTCAGCCCAACCCATTCTTTTGATGGTGCGGGTAAATTAACCCTTGCAAACCTAACGCCAGCAAAAAAAGCGGCGTAGTTGTCGGACTGCTCTGCCGCAGCTTCAACATTATTTGATTCTGGCTCATGTCGATCTTTTGCCGTTTCATCGACACGTTTTGCTGATATGTCGCTGGCGTGTACAGGTGCGGCGTAAAGCGGCATGACAACCATTGAGGATCTACCATCTGGCTCTCTGTGGCCGTAGTGTTCCGCATATCCACTGGCTATGTTTTTGGAGTCGTTCGTATACCAGTGCTTTCCAGTTTTTTTGTCAAACACTGACCACGCAACAGGCTGGTGACTATTTGAATAGTCGCTAGGTACTGTTTTCTCTGCCTGCTCTATGGCTTGGCGTAGGGCAACAGCAGCCCTCAATTGAATGCTTGGGTCATCGGAATCTAAAGCCTCCAATGCTTGCTTCATAGCCTCAATGCTCATCTCTCACCCCTTTAAGTTTCTAGTGCCTCGGTCTTAAGTTTGTAATCCTCGGCTTTGGGTTTACGGTTGATCAGATTAAAAGGGTCGTGCCACTTCATCTCAGGCGGCTTGTCGTAGTAGACGTACTTGTGATCAGGCCCTCGCATACGCCGCATGTACCCGAGCTTGACCTTGCGCTCTAGCCTTTTCCGAGCACTGTTCTCGGAGATCTTTTGTTTCGTGGCGTACTCTCTTACGGTGATCATGTTCCACGCCCTTTCGGTTTGTCTTTACACGGCCAACGCTCCATTAACATCATGCTGAGCAAAACATCAGCAGACAGGTTTCTGATCTCTGGATTTTTTCTCAAGTAGTTAATCGCCATATCTTGGATCTGACCCAGGCTTACTGTGTTAGGTATGCAGTGAGACCCCCCTTGACCAGCATCAGAAACCCCGGCGATGTAGCCCAGGGCATAGACCTTATCCACCGTGCTCTCACTGCGTAGATCCTTATACAGGTCATTGCCACTGATGAACTCCGCACTCGCCATCGCAGGGACCATTAAAAGCGCAGCCAGAAGCCGTTTCATGGGAATCCCTTTCTAATAGATTTGGTCGAGGACTGCGTCATACACTTGATCCGAGCACGTCTCTGCAAGCTCGTTTAGCTCCGCATCAGTAAGCTCTTCGCCCGTGTCTTTCCAAACCGCGCGGCTCACACGCGCATCGCAGAAGTCTGGATAGTCCCGTGGGTCGATGTCCTCGATCTCAATGTCGATGACCGTCCGGTTTTTAAAGTAAATGCTCATGTCCACTCCTTAAGTAGTTTCTTGCCTTTGTTGGTAATCAAAATGTAGGTGCAGCGCTGATCGCTAACTTCTTCTATCTCTTCAACGAAACCCCGGTCCTTGAGCCGTGCTAAGTATTTAAAGACTGTGGCTTGTGATGCGAAGGCCTCGCCTTTCGTTGCGTCGTAAACCACATCACCCGTCATCATGGGACGGTGGAAGAAGTTCAAGCGCTCAAGCAGAGCCATTTCTTTTAGGTCTACATCTTTTTTCTGTAGAAATTTATACGTTTCAAGTGGTGTCATTTTTGATAGCTCCTACCAAGCACCGAACCAGACGCCGGTTCCGTGGACAATGGCTATTGGAAAAAACAAAGCTCCTGCGACGAGAAAAAACCACTCACCTTGTTGAATGCATGTGATCACGTGCGTGAGCCATGATCCAAGCATCCAGAATGTAAATGCTGCTCCGAGAAAAAGGTTCATTGGCTCACCTCGATGAGTTTGTCTAAGTAGTGTCGTGCTTTCATCAGATCCTCGATGCCGCCTTTGGATTGCCAACGGGAGACGTATTTGATGACGTTGCCTTCCATGTAGCCGATCTTGTTGGCGATGATGTAGTCCCAGGTCTGGATGGTCATCTCTTTGTAGTGGGAGCCGCCCTCTTGTATGTCGTTCGCGGCCAAGGGTTTGCGTGTGACTTTCCTTCTCATTTAATCTCTCCATGCAGTGTGGTCAAAGTAACGCCGTCGGGAGTGACTCCAATGTCGATCCGGTCTTCTGGAAGTATGTCGTCAAAGAAGACAGTTCTTCCTTTGTTTTGAACGGCCAGTTCATCCTCTCCCAGGTCAGGCCGCTCGCATGATTCTTCGAGCTTTCGTTGGGCTTCGGATAGTAGATCGGACACAGTCCAGAGTGCGTATTCAAGGTCTTCCTCCGTTGATGCT